GTCTCTATTAGAAATAACAGGAGGGAGACTTCCCACACTGGCTGATAGGAAACCCGGTAAATATGCCAAGACCTCTTCTGCAAAGAAGAAGGACGACTTCAAAATTCCAAGATTCATAAGCGAAAGCACGAAAAGAGAGGTAGTGGAAAGAATAGCCAACATGGCAGAGGATGGCAATGAGGAAGCATACAAAACCCTGTTGAACAGTTCTGGCGACCTAGAGGATCATTTTCCTGATATCCATGAGAGATACGAGGAACTCCGATCAATGCAGAAGTCCTTCATTCTCAAGGACCCATTTGCGAATCCCTTTCACAACCCGAACTTCCTCGATACCATTGACATAAGGAGGGAGATGGCTCAGCCCATGTCCCCGATCATCAAGAGTCAGCCGACACAAGAGCAGGTCAAACCGGATATCGGTTTCGATACCGTCGAAGGAGACGATCTGTCTCTCCTTCCAGCCTCGATATTCATGGGTCAAGACAACTCAGTCGGCATGGATGACATGAGTTTGCTGCCGACGGGGTGGCGAAATGAGTGAGGCTGTCGCTGAACTTACGAGCAAAGTCGATTTCGACATGGGGAGGCGTGACTTCAAGTTCTTCTTTGAGGACATATGCGGATTCCAACTGGCGCACTTCCATGATGAGTGGTATGAGACTGCCCAGAACAACAAGAAGATATGCGTCATAGCCAGTCGTGACCATGGCAAGTCCGTGTTCTTTAGGTGCTACCTACTATGGAGAATGGCATACAATCCCGGCACAGAGGTCCTCTTCTTCAGCCACAGTCAGCACCAGTCGATAGACCACATGGCCAAGATGGACGAACTCATCATGACGACTCCTGCATTAGCACATCTCAAACCCAAGAGGGGATGGGCAAAGCAGTTGTTCAAGATGACAAACAAGTCATCCATACGAGCCATGTCTGTCGGCAAGGCTGTTCGTGGCGCTCACCCTGATATCGTTGTCCTTGATGACATACTGTCAAGCGAGGCTCAGACGCAGTTGAAGCACATATCTACATGGTTCTACACAGCCCTTCTCCCTGTTCTGCACCACACTGCCCAACTATGCATCGTGGGCACACCATTCTCATACACGGACCTGTATTCAGAATTGAAGAAGTTGGATGGGTATGCTGTCAAGGAGTATCCTGCCATCAATGAGGCGACAGGCGAGCCCCTGTGGCCTGAGCGATGGAATATTGATGCCCTCAACCAGAGGAGGAGCGAGATGACCTCGATAGCATTCACCCGTGAGTATCTATGCAAGCCTATCGCCAGTGAGGCGAGCCTGTTCCCAGAGGAGATGCTAGAGGGGGCGAAGGACGACTCCCTGTCCCTTTCATACTATCCTGAGCCAGATGGAGAATACAACTACTACATCGGATGGGATCCAGCCATCAGCGCCAATAGGAGTGCTGACTACACATGCATGATGGTCATCGCCATGGATGAGAAAAGGAAGAAGCATGTCGTTCATGTTCATCATGAGAAGGGTATGGACTTCAATTCACAGATAGACAAGATCATCGAACTGAATGCTAGATTCAATCCCGTCATCATAGAACTTGAGACGAACAACTTCGCCATGGCATTCAACCAAGTCCTCAATGAAATAAGCGATCTCCCAATCAAACCATTCAACATGAACAGGATGAAGAAAGAGGCCTTGATCCATACACTGCAACTTCACTTTGAACAGCGGCATCTACTCATTCCATACAAGGACGAGGGATCGACAAAGAGACACATGAATACCCTCCTCAATGAATTATCGATGTTCACCATGCTAGAGAATGGAAAGCCTCGGCGGTCATGACGATATGGTCATGGCACTATCACTCGCCGTTCAGGCGACTAAGGAATACAGGGAAAACATAGTCATCCTCGATGGCAGTTTGTGGCAAAAAAGGCTGGGAATAGAAGATGCGTGACGTTGAGTATATACACCCGTTGACAGGAGTATCATCGTTGACAGACGCGCTCATCAAGATTGGAACCGACGCCGAGCAGCAGGCACTAGACGCAGAGCGGAATGCGGCGGAGAAGAAACTTGAGGCCGTTGAAGACAAGAGGCGCAAGATGAAGGAAGAGGAGCAACAAGAAAATCCTGCTGGAAGGGAGGATGCTGACATAATGGGTATGAACAACCCGATGTCAGATACACCAGAGCAACCCGGAACAGAACTGCCATCCGATCCAGTCCCTATAACAAGATCATGGTTCTTAGACAACTATGGGATGACGGGGAGAGAGGTTGCTGATCTATTGATCAAGGCGAACGACCTTCAGACCTTGGACTCCATCCAAGAACTTCTGAAGATGGAGAAGATGGCCATATTGGATCATTTTACTGGTGTATCGCCAAATCTAGTGGATGAACTTCCAATGACAGACTTGGATTATGATGCCCTCAACAAGCATACAGATAGGCTTGAGTTGCCATTTAGGAGATTCGTGAAGTCATGGACATCATCTGATGAAGAAGGCAAGAAGAATGCAGAGATGCTATGGAGATCAACTATTGACAAGTCAGAGCGATTATCACAGCGAGAGCAGAACATTCTAACCAAATGCAAGGATATACTCATCGAGAGGGGCGCACTAAATGCTCAGACCTTGAAGTCATATGGTGTGTCAGCCAGCGCAGCGGAGATATCATCTTTGATCAAGTCACACGGTTTCCTATACGACATACTAGCAGTGGGACAATTTAGCAAGTCGGTTGGTAGAGGACTATTCTACGATGTCAAGAGATACAACATCATGCTCAAGGATGCAGATAGGTTCCTTGCAGGTCTTATCGAGACAGGGGGAGAGATTAAATTAGATTCTCGACTGAATCCTCGCATTGAAATGAAGTTCCATGCACCAAATGCGCCATGGTATGCAGATGCTCTCAAGTCCGAGTTGGGCGTCGAGAACGTATTCGCTGAAGGCGTTGGCATAGTAATAGAAGGTGAATTTGCAGTCAAGAAGGCGCTTGACCTATCTCTTCCATACATGAATGATCATAATGATGCCTCATTGCTATCCAAGGCCCTCGATGGCAATAGGGATGCCCTGATCGTGTTTGCCCATGAGCGTTCAAATGATCCAAAGCACAAGGCAAGTCTGTTGAAGTCCAACGACATATCACATGAGCGTTATGCTGAGATGAAGGAGGAGGTGATGACCCTTGGCTGATGATAAGAGGATGAATAGGCTATTCGCCGCTGTCGGCATGGATATGGAGAGACATAGCACACCCTTGCCAGCAATGCCCCTCTTCACATCTGGGATACAGGAGCCACCTCTCCTACAAGGCATAACGATACCTGCCCTCTATGCTGCTGCATACGAGTGTATGGTATTGAGGTCCATCCTTCAGCACCTATCTGTCGAGACATTCAGGAAAGGATGGGACTGGAAGCCCAAGTTCGTCGTGAAGTGCAAGGAGTGTGGACAGAAGCACAACCAAGAGGTTGAGGTATGCACAGCATGTGGTGGCGAAACAAGGAAGGCGGACAAGGGACAGATAGAGTATGCCGAGACAGTTATCGGTGGATTCAACAGGATGACTCAATCATTCATCGATGTCCTCCGTGAGATCGAGATGGATCTCAACATAGTGGATGATGCATACATCATACTGACCAAGGAGTATTTCGTTGACCCCTCGACAAAGCAGCCCATGTTCTTCAGGATAAAGGAAGTATCAAGGGCAGACCCCATATTCATGAGGATACTCGCTGACAAGAGAGGAGTTAGAGGAGGATCTCAATACACAAGCCTCGTTGACAGGTCATTCAGAACATCTGACCCAGATGCCAAGTGTCCAAAGAGCGGGATGCCAGTAGTTCCCATTCATTACATGAACCTAGCAGGCGTCGGCAATGGCCAAGTATATACTGATGGAGAGGTCATACATCTATCCAAGTGGTCGCCATCCAAGTTGTATGGAAGGAGTCCAGTCGCAACCATGTGGAGACAGGTCAACACATTGATCGCCATGGATAACTATGTCTATACTGCATACCAGAAGAGGAGGATGCCTCGCGGCGTGATGGTCATCAAGTCATCCAACATGGAGACTGTCGAGCGCACAGCGAGGAACATACAGGAACATCTTGAGAGAGATCCGAGTTATATCCCTACCATAGGTGTGGAGACAGAGACTGGTCGTGGTGGACTAGAGTATGTCAGAATGATGGACACGTTGGAGGAGTTGCAATACATACCCATCAAGGATGACATACGCCAGAGAATATCAGCGTTCTATGGTGTGTCAAACGTATTCATGAACGACGTGTCTGGTGGCGGACTCAGCAATGAGGGTATGCAGATAGTGGTTAGCAACAGATCTGTATCCTATTCTCAATCCATATACAACAGGCTACTATTCCCCAAACTATTGGAGGCCTTTGGCATCGATGAGTGGGACATATCATTGACGCCGCATGAAGAAGAGGATGAGATCATGCAGTTGAGAAGAGATGAGATGGCCATAAGGAACATGATGAGTATGAAGCAGGCTGGATACGAGGCACACTTGAGAGATGGCGTCGATGAGAAGTATCTCGTCTTTGAGTATCGTGAGCCGTCTCAGGAAGAGATAGCCGCTGCACAGGAGGCGCAGGCAGCAGCCCAGCAAGGAGGAGGAGGGGGAGAGCCTGTTCAGAAGGCCAATCTCAATGCTGCATTGGTCACTACCGCGAACAACGACCTTCCTCCGATCTCCCCCTTGACAGGATCCCAGAGGAACAGCGGGGGCAAGATGCCCAAGAACACCAAGAGAAACGAGGGTGGACACGCCAAGAATTCGACTGAGCAGAAGGATGAGAGAACCCCTCAGGAGAAGATGGTCGATGCCAAACTCAGAA